CATACGCCTGAGCCTCCTTCGGGTCGAAGCGTCCGGCAGAGATGGGCGCAACGGTCGAGTCGGCACCCTCCGAGATGAGCAACTTCACACGACCGCCCTTGGCTGCATTCTCCAACGCCTGCGCCTTCTGCGTCTTGATGAGCGTCAGCGTGTCGAAGGCATAGCGCAACGTCGGGATGCCCCAGAAGCCGTTCTCCTCCTTGAACGTGTTCGGGAAGTGGAGCACGTCACGCGCCGGAATGTTTGCACGGCTGCGCTCGCCACGGTCCGAGAACCACGTCAGGTTGTACGTCCCCAGCCCCATGTTGTAGCCGCCACAGACGGCACGCCACAGCGCAATCGGCTCGTCGGTGTCCGTGTCGCGCTCGATATACACAAAACCATTGCCGCGCTGTAGGCGGTCGATGGTCACCTGCTCCCACAGCGTCGCCGCCGTCGTAATCGGGTTAGGCTCCACTTGCAGCAGGTAGTTGATTTTCGTCCCCTGGCTCTGATAGCGGTCAGAGTTCGACACGTCCATCACGAAGTTGCCGCCCTCGCGGTCCAGCCGCTGATACTGGAGCTGCATCTGCCCGATGGTCTTCGCCCTCAGTTCGATGGCACGGTACACCGCCGAGATAGCCAACGCCATGCGCGGCGACTGCACCGGCACGATGTTCTCCTCGAACGACCCGCCGTGACCCTCCAGCTGCTTCTTCGCATAGTCCGTCGTGTCCGTCGTCGATGCCGGCACCCCCACCCGTCCGCCACCGATGGCTGGGTGGTCGGTCGAAGCCTCGCGCTGCTTGAAGCGGAAAAGATTTGCAAAAATATTGTCCATATCTTATTTCCTTTTTCTATTCGGTTGAAAACACGTCACGGGTTTACCAGCGAAAATCGGAGCAATCAAGTCCGTCTTCTGAGGTATCGCCTTGTCAGAGTTGTGGTAGTACCACGTCATCAGGTTGCCGTCGGTGATGATGTCCTCGCTCACTGGCAGCACCTTCAGTCCACTGAAGAAGCGATTGATGATGGCCGACGTGATGGTCTGGTCTATGCGTTCAATGCTTCCAGTACCCAGGAGACAATGAAGCCCAAACACAAGATCATTGATGGCGTTGTTGTTGAACGAATCGCGCTGAATCTCGAAGCATCCTTGATACAGTCCCTTCTGCTCCAAGTCGTAGCCCATGCGTTTCAACGCCACCATACACTTGTCAGCCTGACTGCGTGGATAGCCGCGCGTTTTCACCCATACGTCATACTCGCTTGGCAGGGTGTTGCGGTGCGGATGGATCATCAGGCAACGGGCATACTTGCCGCGCTCAAACTCATCAACAATCGGCTTCAGCGACTTGTTGATGCCTATCGAGCCGTCCACTCTCACGATGATGTCTGTTTCGGCATAGTTGAACGGGTGGAAGCGCACGGTGTAGCACTTGGCGAATGCGGAGTACCTGGGCATCGGGTCGTACACGACGCGCCACGTCTCGCTCCGTAGGTTCGGGTCGTCAGTCACCAGCACATAGTCAGCATCGGGGGCTTTCTCCTTGACCTCATGCACCCGCTCGTAGCCGTTGAAGATGTATGTCAATACCGTGTATCTCATTCCCACAAGTCTTTATGTTGTTCGAGCCACGCCTGCTGTGCCTGCAAGTCGTTCTTCTGCCACGAGCCTGCGCCGTAGTGCTCAATCATGCTCTTGATCTGTTCACGGCTGATGGCCTTACCGTGACATTGTGGCTTCAGTCGCTTGATGTCATCGAGGAATGCTGCGCCCGTGTCCCACCAATTTCGCTTATCCTCTCCTTTGTGGAGAGCCCACGCACGGTTCGGGTCGAAATAGGTAGCACCGCCAGCCTTGCACATCGGCACGTTCACCCAGCAGAGCAACGGCAACAGTCGGGGAATACGCTTCGCTGTCACGTTGGAGATGTAACCGCAGCAGCACTGGTCTTCCATGAACATCCAGTCAAATGGTGCCTTGATGAGCACGTCTGAATCCATCAGCATGAAGCCTTCAGGTATCAGTTCCCACAACTTCTGTACGCTCATCATGTGAACATCAGAGCCGAAGTTGCAACCCTTGGCGCAGCCAATCTTGCGGTCGCGCTCAGGGTACTTCTCCAACTCCTTCTCAAAGTCGATAATCTGCCCTTTCCTGTTGTTGATGACCTTCACGCCCTTCATCTTCTTGGTGAATGGCCGCTCGTTCGAGTTGTCGAATATCACCACTTGATATTCCTCACCGCCATGCTTGCGGATGCTCTTGATGAGAGCCTCCGTCAGTTCGGGCGTGTTAAAATGCACGATTGCTACTGTTTTCTTCATCTTTATCTGGGTTTAGTTGTTTCTCCATGCACTACGCTGGCGTTTTCGACAGCGTTCTTATATCTCGCTCGACGATGGCTGCGGCCCTGGCTTACCGTTCTTGTCATTCACCACCAGCTGCATCAGGAATTGCAGCGTATTCTCCCGATAGTGCCCGTTGAACGTTTCGGGCAAAATCTGGTACACCTTGCCGTCATACTTCACACGGCTACGCTCGTTGAGCTTGTCCGTCCAATTCATGCGCACGATCTTCACCGCATACGCATCCAACGCACCGGCATTCATGGCCGACTTGCCGCGCTGGTAGTCCACGTTGGCGTGAAGCGGTGTACCTTCCTCCCACTGGATGCCGCCAGAATCCACGCCGTACTTTCCCACCGTTGCCGCTTTGCGGTTCAGCGGAATGATGATTTCATGTCTAAAGCCTGATTGATAGCTCATTGATATTTGCTTTTTCTTTTCCTGAGAAAAAGCGTTGTGGGTTTACCGTTGCAAATGGCAACTGTGTAAAACTCCTGTACTGTGCTTTGCGATTTTGTCGCAAAGAAATAAAGAAAAAAGGGGCACCGCTGTGCCCCAACCGAATTCAAATCTACTAACTAATAACTAAAAACCTAAAATCGTTACTCAAATAAACCTATTACTATGAAACACACATTATTTATAGACCACTGTACTCCGACCTCGCGTCGAAGCTGGGGCAGTCTTTGCGGGCAAAGTCACGATGCCCGTATATTTTTGCGTTGGGGTATAGTTTCCTTAATTCTTCCAACAGCATCAGCAACTTCGCTTTCTGCTGAAGGGTGCGGGTGTCTTTGGCGGTCTTTCCGTCTTTGGCAACGCCTCCCACGTAGCAGACACCAATGCTGAAGCGGTTGTGGTTTGTGCAATGGGCACCGGCCTTGTCAACGGGTCGGCCCTCCCACAACTCACCATGAAGACCGATGACGTAGTGATAACCGATGTCCGTCCAACCTTGCTGAAGGTGCCAACGTCTGATGTCATCAACGGTAAAAGCCTTGCCTTCAGGTGTGGCCGCACAATGCACGATGATCTCGCGGATGGTGCGCTTTGATTTCTTCAGTTGTATTTCCATATTACATATCTTTTTGATCAATCGGTTCTATGTCCTTCACAACGCTTTCAGCTACCTCGCACTCCGATGCTGGCACGCGCTGCCGCTTTTTGCACTTGGTGTCGAAACACAGAAAAGGGCGCATAGCCTTCACCATTCTGCCATTGCGATACACCTGCTCGGCCAGCTCACGCACCTTCGCATCGGTCTGGTCCTGACGCTGGCGCAGTTCATTGTTCTCTTTTCGATAGTGGTCACGATCCTCGCGCAGCTCTCCGATGATGCGGTTCTTGTCGATAACCTCATCTTCCTTATCCTTCAGGGCCTGCTGGTAGATGTCCTGGACCTCTTTTGCCATATTGACCTCGGCGGTCTGCGCCTCGGCCTTGGCCTTCTTCCGCTGCCACCGCCACGTAGCAATTCCTCCCAGGGCGCCACCGCCAAACAGCAGACCCAAGATACCGATCAATGAATCAAGTGTAAATTCCATAACCGTTACTCAATGAAAACCTTGTAATACTCCTTTACCTTCGGGAATGCCAGCCACACAACGACGGCCAAACCGACGGCAATCACATATTCTTTGCACCAGAGAACCATTCCAAGGCCACCGATTGAGCCAAGGATATACGCTGCAATAATCAAAAATGCAATAAACTGTTTCTTAATAATTGTCTTATTCATAATCTATATTTTTAGAGTTAAACATCATGATAATGCGCCCTTACCAAGGAATGAAAAAGAACCTTGCATCAAGTTCCCAAGCGTTCCGGTCGTCTTAGCGTTCTTGCAAATAGCGGTACCTGTGAGCAGGTCGCTGCCGAATCCATCAACCTGTACACGCAGATTGTATATGCCATTGACGCTCAGAAGGAAATTCTTCAGCGTTGTATAGGGTACTGGTGCGTTTTCTTTTAGGTAGAGCTTGGTGTGAACGTTACCTCCAACCAGTCCTACAGGTGGCCGGTATTGCATGATGCCTGCTGCTGCACCAGTGGCCTTGCTGCCGATAACAATCATCGAAGCGCGAGAACGGCCAGTTGGCACACCACTCATATCTACCTTGAAATTGTTGGCAATGGCTGTGCGCAGGCCGCTTGTCAGTCCGAAAGCGTCGTATGACACCAGTGCCAACATGTCAGACGTGGCAGCCCCAATAGCCGTTATCAGCTGGTTGCAGATACCCTCGTAGGTTGATGCGTCGGCATAGGTATCAAAGGTCGTTCCCTGGCTGATGCTATATACACCCTGTGACTGACTTATTTCAAACAGCGTCAATCCACGGCCTTCAAATTGCCGTGTGGCGCTACCTATTTTGATACTTGAAGCACCATAATAGCTAACACCGTTATTGTTGGCAATGGCCTGCGCCTCTACAAGCCCATCAAAGCCGTCGCTGCTGTATAGCAGGTGACTGGTCGAAATGTTCCACGACTTGCGACCAGGGATGGAGTCCTCCCAGTCGCCACTCGTTGGCGATGCCACTTTTATGGTCTCGCCTGCCACCTCGATGGTGCAACTCTTCGCTGCTGCCAGTGCTATGTCACCTGACGATATGATTAAATCATTTCCTTTCAGTATCATTTTTCTTTGTATTTAATCGTTCAATATTGGACTTGATTGCATGGTCAGTGTCACCTCATCGTTCCAAGGATGGAACGTCTGTGCAATCATTCGCCAGTTCTTGCTCAGATGACTGAATTTCCTGGCATACGGTACCGTTGGTGCGCTGACCACCTTGAATTTCGATACCAACTCCTGACGCTTTTGGAATAGGTACGGATATTCGGTCAGCTTCGACGCCCTGACGCTGGTACCTATCAAATTGTCATTCAATCTATAGAGAGAGAGTGGCATCGTAATGCTCGACGAAATGACTGGTATGTCAGAACCGCTTGGTTCTGGTATATAGTCAGACGAACTTGATGGCGTTATTTGATATTCCGCGTAAGGCTCGCCATTGTCATCCAATTCAAGTCTAACGTTGTGAATGAATACCAGATATTTGTCTGCAAGGGCGGACGGGAATGAGCCACCATATCTGTACCTAAAGATGATACTAACATAGTTGTCCTGGATGGTATATTCGTTGGCTGTAACATTCCTCAATTCGTCAACACTCTCTAATTCGTACAGATGACCATTAGGACTCGTCATGATGTCGTATTTTACATTGTACGTCAACCTGCCCAATGTTTTGGTATAAAAGCGAAGTGTAAAAAGTTTTCTATTGTTCGCCCAGTTACTGCCTATGCTAATCAACAGACCCTCATTACCATTCCAAGCCACGCATCCTACGCCAGAATTTATCAATCCTTGATCATTAAAGCTCAACGACCCTGCATTATCTATCTCATGCAGACTTGTGATGGCTGCCAAATTACAGAATGTGTATTGCTCGCGTGTTTCATCTGTATCAGGTTTTTCTACACTATTGAATAGTGTACGCTGGTAGCTGAAGTCGCCTGTGCCAAGACTACCATCGTAACTTATCTCGATGCCGGTATCTGGTTGAATGGTCTTCACATTTGCGCCATCATCAGCAGCCGTAAAGAAATCTGTTAAATCAGAAGCACTCGATGGAATGTCCGACACATTGCGGTAATCGCTCTCTCCTATATGCCCAACAGGATAATATACATAACTACCACTCCAATCAAAACATGAGAATACAAGTGCGTCTGGTGTTTCGTGGCAAATCCATCCAAAAGCCTTACAAATGCACTCTATAAGGTACATATATGACTCGGGTTTCATAACTTTGTAAAGACTACCATAAAGCATGCTGTGATGGAAATCTTCATTCCACGGACACACCGCCAGCGACAATATTTGCATTCCCATATCGATAGGGCTTGGGTAGCCATAACCGCCGGTGCCGTTGTCGTTCGGGAAATAGATATAACTATACCTTCCGGAAAGGGCTGTATTCAGGAGTTCCTTCAGCGTTTTCAGTGCTGGCGGCTGGCCATTCAGTAAATGGAAATTTCGTTGGTCAAAAAGTCCAAGCTGACTGATCACCGGCAATTCAATGACCTTTGGTGTTGGTACTTGTTCGTTCACAAAGTCCTGCACCTGGATGTAACCATTAAAGATGAGTGTACTGCCGTAGTACGCCTTGACAGGACGGTCGAAAACACTTGACGGGTATATGTCTTGCAAATACGAATTGCCGTTGTCGATCATGCGGATGTAGCCAGTGGAATATCTGACAACACCGTTCAACAGGTCATCGCTGTTGTCCTCCTCGATATAAAAGGGGTCCTCAGCACCCGTATATACCATCGGACTGATAGGAGTCTCTTCAGGAACCGTAGGGTCATATATATCCACACGACACGACGTGCCGTTGAGCGATTTGAAATTGATCTGCCAAAGTACCTTTGCCATAGTTTCTTTCTTTTACCTATCCGCCATCTTTGCGTCTTGGGTTTACCAACACAAAAAAGCCCCTGACATGCACGCTTGCACATCAGGGGCTCAGTCATATTTAACTAAAAATCCTTTCTTCAGTATGGGATAACGCGCTTGCCTTCACAGGTTCGCTGGCTGCCTCACGGCAAAAACTGTGCTAATAATACACGCAAAACAATTTATGCAAAAGTGAAGTCTTATATAATCTTTTTCTTCTTCAAAATCCAGCCGGCCCCCAGCACGCCCAGCACCACCAGCGCAATGTTGGCAATGCGCAGTCTGAGTTCCTGCCACCACGACAGCGGCTTCTCCACCTCCACGCGCTTCTCGACGGGGTAGGGAGTTGGGATGCTGTCGGTCTTCGAGATGTACGTGGTGTCATGCTTTTCTCTCTCCACGTACTTCGTATGCCAACGTTCCATGTAGAGAGTGTCACCTTTTACAAAAACGTAGGTGCTGTCATGAAGGTATATGCTGTCGTGTGACGTGTGGTTTTGCCACACGGTATCAATCTTGTGTTCGATGACAGGCACGTACTTCGTAGTTGTACAGCTGCCCAAAATTGAGCATGCCAGAATGCCGACGATGATCGCCAGTACGATGCCCATGATGTGCAAGCACCCAGCCTTCACACACTCATCATCGTCCCAATCGTCGTGCGGGTCAATCCAGTTCATATTAGAATATTCCATATCTTGTCAATTATCAATTATCCATTGTCAATTATAAAAAACGGGCAGTTCGTTTCGGTGCCATTGGCGTAACCCCGTTTCCGCTTGCCCGTTCCCTATGAAAGACCTTCCGAATCCCTCATCTCGTCATTATGCAAAACAATAATTATCATTCAAATACACGTCGTGGGTTTACTGTATTCTTTCCTTCAATCTCGTCTGCCTCGGAGTTTGTCGCCATATATTGATGCAGTTATAGATTGCATCTCGTTGGCCAACTATCAGACACATCTCCTTGGCTCTCGTCACAGCCGTATAGAGCAGATTCCTTT